TTGAGTGAACACATTGAAACTCTGGAAACTGCAATCAATGAACAATTCAGACAGGATGCGTTGTGTAAAAAAATAGCCGCAATCCCGGGTGTCGGAGTCCTTACCGCAACCGCGATTGTCAGTGCTGTCGGAGATGGTAAGGGCTTCAAAAATGGCCGTCAGCTTGCCGCCTGGCTTGGGTTGGTTCCGTTACAGCATTCCAGCGGAGGTAAAAATGTTCTGGGCAGGATAAGTAAACGGGGTGACTCTTATATCCGGACTCTTTTAATTCACGGAGCCCGTTCTGTCATACTCGCACGGAGACACAAACTCTTGCCCGGAAGCTGGCTGAGCAGGCTTCTCGCCCGACGAAATAAAAATGTGGCTGCCGTGGCACTGGCCAACAAAAATGCCAGAATGCTCTGGGTGTTACTGACAACAGATAAAGAGTTTTCACCTGAACAAACTGTGGGTGCGGTCTATATGTAAATAAACAGCACCTTTTAAATAAAATATCAACTTACTGATTGCTAAGGGTAAACGTGAATTAAAGGCCAGACTGGTAAGACTGCGACTCAGTGAACCTGTATTTAACATGGCATAGCTTCGCTAATGCGTCATTATGATTAGGACTGAGTCTGCGAATTCCTTTAGGGACCACGGCATTAAGCCGACTCTGAGTCCGGATGTATGACTGCAATCTTACACGGCTGACTTTTTAACACGGGTACTTGGCAAACAGGAGCGACCATGTATGTTAAATAGTGTTTAAAGCATATAAAAATCAACCACAAAACACCATGAAAAAGCTACTCGAATTACGCCAGCAAAAGGCAGCCCTCACCGAACAAATGCGCACTCTGCTTACCAAGGCCGAAACTGAAAAACGCTCATTGACCGCAGAGGAAGCCAAACAGTTTGACGAACTGCGCAGCCAGTCCGACTCACTGAACGCCGAAATTGCCCGTTATGAGGCTCTGTCTGACGAAGAGCGCCATCAGGCGAAGACCCAGCCGACCAGTGACAAACTCAACAACAACGGGCTGCGCCACTATACGCCGAAGATGGAAGAAGTCAGCATTAAGCTGTTTCCTATCTACGCCTATCCTAAGACTACCCAAGAAATCATCGATTTTAGCGATGTAGATATTTTAGGCTGGCTAACCTCAGAAATTGCAGACACCTTTGTGGATACCGAAGAAACGGATCTTGTGAGTGGTGACGGTAGCAAGAAAGCAAAAGGCTTTCTGTCTTATCCCCGTGATACCCAAGCCGATAAGGTACGCACTTTTGGCACCCTGCAAAAGCTGGAAGCAACCAAACTGGAAGCCGATAGCCTGATTGACCTGAAATTCCTGCTCAAGAATAAATACCGTAAGAATGCGGTGTGGGTGATGAACTCCACAACGGCCGCCCAAGTGCAGAAGCTGAAAAACGGTAACGGGGATTACATCTGGCGCGAACGTCTGCAAGCCGGTGATCCCGATATGTTGCTGGGCTTGCCTGTCCATTACCTCGAATTTATGCCCGATAGCCTCATTGGTCTGGGCGACTTCAAACGCGGTTACTTCATCGTTGACCATGAAACCGGCACCCGTACCCGCCCTGACAATATCACCGAACCAGGATTTTATAAGGTGCACTCCGACAAATATTTAGGCGGTGGGCTGGTGGACTCCAACGCCATCAAGGTACTGGAAGTGAAAACAGCCAGTAAATAAGCAAGAGGGGCACAACGCCCCTTTTTAGTCTTGGAGTCCATAGATGAAAAATGATTTTGAAATCCGCACTGCTTCACTGTCTGCCAGTGATAAGAAACTGACCGGTTATGTGATTAAGTGGAACAGCCGATCACAAGTCTTATGGGATGAGTTTGTCGAGCAGTTCGCCCCAAATGCGTTTAGTGCCAGCTTGACGGCAAATACTGATGTTCGAGCATTGTATGAACATGATCACATGAACCTGTTAGGCCGTACTACGTCTGGTACATTGCAGCTTGCCGAAGATGCCACCGGATTACGCTTTGAGTTAACCCCGCCGGATACCCAATTAGGGCGTGATGTACTGGCACTGGTTGAACGGGGTGATATTTCCGGTATGTCCTTTGGTTTTCGTGCCATTAAAGATCAGTGGGATGTGGGACAAGAGCCGTATCTGAGAACCGTTTTAGAAGCGGAACTACGGGAAATCACTGTCACCAGTTTACCCGCCTATCCTGAAAGTGGTGTTGAGATTGCCAAACGTTCGCTGAATAGGGTTAAGCCTAACAATGTGGATTTGCGCCATTACTGGCTACAACTGTCTGAGGTGTGATTATGTGGCCTTTTAAGCGTAAAGCCGCTGAGACTCGCAGTGTCAGTATTGATGAGTTTCTTTCTCTGGCAGGTATATCTAACACCAAATCAGGCGAGCATGTTTCACCGTCTACAGCCGAAGGCTTACCCGCCGTGATGAATGCTGTCACGGTGATTAGTGAAGCCGTGGCAACCATGCCTTGCTATCTCTATCGGGTTCAGCACCAGAACGGCAAAGAGTCCCGCGAATGGCTCAGTGATCACCCCGTAGATTATTTGCTCAATGAGTGCCCGAACGATTGCCAGACGCCTTTTCAGTTTAAGCGAACGCTGATGCGTCATTGCTTGTTAAATGGTAATGCCTATGCCGTGATAGTCTGGGGAAAAGAGGGGCAATCCTTGCACCCTTACCCACCGTCGGCGGTGGTAGCGCAACGATTATCCGATCACCGGTTCGCCTACACCATCACCGAACCTTATAGCGGCAAGGCGAAAACCTATCTGCAAGAAGAAGTGTTGCATTTGCGCTATGCCACCGAAGATGGCTTTCTTGGTCGATCACCAGTCACGATTTGCCGAGAAACATTGGGGTTGGGGCTGGCACAACAACGCCACGGTTCAAGCATTATGAAAGAGGGCATGATGGCGGCAGGCGTGATTAAATCCGCTGAGTGGTTAGATGCCCGCCAGATGTGCTTGTTATCAAAACCACTCAAGAAGCGGGTATCTATCCAGCAACACAAAGTGACTTATACCAAGAGCAACAGCCTGTTAAAGCCACTGGCAGCCAAAGCCGCCACGATTGAGGGCACGAACCCCAGCCTCGCCATTGTTGATGAATATCATTTGCACCCTGATAACGCGGTTTACTCTGCCCTTGAGTTGGGGATGGGCGCCCGTCCCGAAGGCATTCTGTTTGCCATTACTACGGCAGGCAGTAACGTGATATCCGCCTGTAAACAGCATTATGATTATTGCTGTCAGATACTGGATGGCGAAGAACAAAATGAGTCCCTGTTTGCCCTGATCTACGAACTGGACGATGAGAACGAGATTGATGATGAAGCCCTCTGGATAAAGGCTAACCCGAATCTGGATGTCTCAGTAGACAGCGCCGCACTGCATGACACGATACAGAAAGCCCGTGGCATTCCCTCGCAATGGACTGAGATGCTCACCAAACGCTTTAATATCTGGTGTCAGGGTGAAACTCCGTGGATGGGTGAAGGCGCATGGAAAGGCTGCCAGTCAGACTATGACGAAAACGATCTCAAAGGCTTGGAATGCTACGCTGGGTTAGATTTATCCTCCACAGGTGATATCACCAGTATCTGTTACACGTTCCCCGTAGATAACGAACTGTTATTACTGACCCGCCATTACTTGCCGGAAGCCCAGCTACAGAACCCTGCTAATAAGAATCGGGCAGTGTATCGCCAATGGGCACAAATGGGCTGGATACGTACCACGACCGGCGATTGTATTGATTATGACCGTATCAGTGATGACATTCTCAAAGACAGCCAGCACTTTGATATCAAACTGGTGGGCTTTGACACATGGAACGCCACACACTTACGCACACAACTACAGGGTGCAGGGCTGGATGTTGAGCCGTTCCCGCAAACCTACATGCGGTATAGTCCCGTAGCTAAATCCGCCGAAGTCTTTGTTAACCGCAAAGTCATTCGTCACAATGGCGATCCGGTGCTTTCGTGGGCGATGTCCAATGTCGTGATGGAAACGGACGCGAACGCCAATATCAAACCGAACAAGAAGAAATCTGCGAATAAAATCGACCCTGCCATCGCGTTCCTGATGAGTTTTGGCACATGGCAGGTAGAGCATGAAGAGTTTGCGTTTAGTCTGAGTAATGAACAACAGCGGCGATTGGATAATTTTGATGGGATTTAATTAATTAAAAAACAAAAGGAGCAAAATAGTTCTGATTGCTCCTTTAATTCACTTATCTAATTGAATAATAATAATAAATTAATTTATTCAAATTTTAGAGATAACAATATATCAGTGCTCACATCTTTGTACTGTTCCCACTCATCAACAGTTGTATTAAATGAAACAATTACTGCTTTTCCATTAAATGATGTAGTTAACATTTTATTATGAATGTTTGTATCCATTGCACTTGATATAAAATCTATTATCCTAGCATCTTTTCCATCCACAATTACTTTTTGGAGTGATGGTTGATAGTTTGGCATTAACTTTAATAAAGAATCTGTAAACATATCTAATTGTTCTGGAAGCATAGATACCGTTCCTGCGCTAATTATGATGTTAACTTTTCCACTCTCATCGGTAAAAATGTTTTTTTCATTATTATCTCTCATTGATGGATATTTTAATCTTTTGGATTTTTCGTCCATCAAAGTAAACCTCTTTGGAATTTTAATAGAGAGTGCATGTTTTGGAATTTGTTGTCGTTCCAAACTGACTTTAGCGAGTGTTTTAAACGGCAAAAATAAAATAAATATAATGGGTAATAATTTCCACATTTTTCTCATAGTGATCAATTCCGGCTTGAACGTTTTCAATAGATATTTTGTTTGAAAATAACTCATCATAACGTTTTCTATTTAAAGAAAGTTAATTTTGATTTCCAGTGGTTATTATATGTATTAATGATTTAAATGTTGAGTTATTACCGCAAAAAGTTAAACATTTATACTGGTTCGCTTATTGAACCAGATAAACCAATCAGTTAAAGTAGCCCCGCCATTAGCAAAATCTAGTGGTCAAGGATTCTCACCCTTGTAAAGAACTATCCACTGGTAGGAAGTTTCTGCCAGTGTGTCTGCTCGCCCTTTCAATGGCGGTTCAGACGGGGGAGGCTTCGGCCTCGCTGGAAGATAGTTCCCAGTTGTGAGAACCCTGTCTTGAATCGCCACCATCAATTTTCTCAATTAATGGAAGGGGTAGCAGGAATGTTCAATGTTAAAAAAGACTGGCATCAAGCCGATATTATTGCTGCATTACGTAAGCGTGGAACAACCTTAGCGGCTGTTTCTCGTGAATCTGGACTCAGTTCATCTACACTAGCAAATACTCTCAGTCGGCCTTGGCCTAAAGGCGAATGGATTATTGCTAACTATCTCGAAATACACCCCTCAGAAATCTGGCCGAGTCGCTATTTTGATTCGTATGGTCGATTAATTGAGCGTCACGCTCGCAATAAGCCACTGGAATAATTACTCATCAGTTTTTGAGATTCAAACTTAGCCATTTTTAGAAATCCCGGCGTTTTGCATTTCAAGTGGCGATTAGGGAAGCAAAAAGGCGAACATCGTATGTTCAGAGGATGTGATAAATATCACAGAGAAAAATACGACAACGCTTCATTACCGTAGCGGTGTTAATCGGTTATACCTCACGCTACTGCCAGAAGGTATCCTATGGGTATCCTAGAAAAAACTAAGGGGTCGCACTTTTGATGCAACCCCTTGATAATTCTGGTGGCCCCTGCTGGACTTGAACCAGCGACCAAGCGATTATGAGTACCGTGATAGGTGTCGCAAAATCAATTATATATCAATAAAAACAATAGATTAAATTAAAATAAAGCGCAATGTTATTCAATATTTCTTTTTTTTTTGCGACATTTTTGCGACACTTTATGTGGCATTCTCATTAGAGCCATTCTTGCAAGTTATCACTGGAGATCAATAGGTATAACAGCAAAATTTTCATAGGATTCTAGTTCATCAAAAATCTCAGGGTTCCAGTGTTTGCAATGACAATAGAACCAAAAGCGACGCCCAGGGGAGATGCTACTTTGAAGGATAATTTTTGCACTTTGCTGTGATTCCTTATCTTCTATTTTTTTTATTTTACGTAGAATTTCAGTAAACACTATGCTTTCATTTGTGAAGTAATTGGATAATTTCGTCACATTATAGGCTGTTTCCCACACGGAATTCTCATGTTCTTCAAGTGTGTCATATTTATTCACATAATTTCCTTTGTATGGATATTTAACTACTTTTTTAACTGTATCTAACAAAACGTCAAAAATAAGATCTGATTTACCTCCTAATACTTTGTTTGAGTTTTTATCCATTACATTATTTAGAGCTTTCGATAATACAATGAATTGGTCAAGATTTTTTGTTATCTCTGATTCTTCTTTTTGTTCTTCATAACGTATTTGTTGCTCATTATTACTTTTCTGCATTTCCTTGAGCTGTTGAGAGTTATTTCTCTGCATTGTTTTTAAAGTTTGGATAAGAACAATAATGCTTCCCACTGTGGCTAAAGGCCCCCAAACTCCTCCAACCAAAGAGCCAAAGGCTGCCCAGTCTCCACTGTTATTAGATAGTGAACGGTTGAATGTATAAAAGTAAAGAGCAAGAGGGATAACGGCAATAATAAGTAAAACAAGCAAGTACCAGTATTCTTTGAGTAATTTTTTCATATAACCATCCGTGATAGTGGATTGAGCTTTATTGCATCATCAAGATGCTCAGGAGCGAAGTGAGAATACCTCATTGTCATTTTTATATCAGTATGCCCAAGGATTCTTTGCAGTACCAAAATGTTACCGCCGTTCATCATAAAATGACTGGCAAAAGTGTGTCTTAAAACGTGGGATAGCTGGCCGTCTGGCAATTCAATCTTAGCCCTGTTTATTGCTGATCTGAATGCGTAATAACAAGGGGTAAACAGTTTCCCTTTCTTACTACTCTTAGTATAAATCTCATCATACAAATCTTGGCTAATAGGTACGGTTCGATTACGCTTGCCTTTGGTTTTAATAAAAGTAATTTTATTTGGCGTTATTTGTGAGCGTTGTAAAGTTTCGGCCTCAGCCCATCTTGCGCCAGTTGATAGCGCTATCTTAACTACCAGAGATAAATCTTTAGCACTGCTCTCTTCACAGGCTTTGAATAAGTCAGCAATTTGTTCATGGGTCAGAAAGGCCATTTCTGATTCATCAGTTCTGAACGCCCTGACATTCTCAAGAGGGTTATCACCTTCCCATTCACCTAATCTCTTTAACTCATTAAAAACAGCAAGAAAGTAGGATAGTTCAAGGTTTACCGTGCGGGGTGCAACTGTCTCGACACGTTTAGTTCTGGATAGTTTTCCGGAAAGCCTTTGCTCTCTATATTTGGAAAACAGTTGCGCAGTAAATTCGGTAGCAAGTGGATCACCCATACATTCACTTGCCCAGAGCATCGTAGTGTGTCGCCTTGCTCCGTCACCTAACGTAACGCCATGTGCTTTATACCAAATATCTATTAAGTCACGTAATCTACGTGTGTCTTTGGTATTACTTTCTACCCACGGCTTGCCATTGAGTTTATCTAACTCATAGCGTTCGTAAGCTAATGCCTCACCTTTTGTAGCGAATTTTTTGCGGACACGCTTACCTTTTTTGCCATCAGAACGATCTTCTGAATAGAAATCGGCAATCCATTCTCCGGTAGATAACTTTCTTACTGTCATTGCATTACCCGTCGATAGAGCATTTACCAATAACACGGCCAAGGATATTGATATCATCCAAATTGCAATCAAAAGCCATGCCCACACCAGAAACCCTTACTCGTTTAACAGGGATTCGGGTTAGTTCGCGAAAGCTAACTTTTCCTTCAATATCGACAAGCCATTGACCATCGTAAACATCAGCAAATTTGCGATCAATAATATAGTGAACTTTGTTATCAAGTACGCTGATAGGGTCTTTGGGAAATTGAACACCTGCGCTGAAAAGGACTTTATCAAACATCACATAACCAGACTGATAGAGTTGTCCATCAACTAATTTATGATTGCTTAATTTCAATATATCTAACGTTTCATCATCAAATTTTTTACCTTGACCAGTAACTAACCACTCTAAGCAAACGCCTGTTTCAGCCATACAGCGAACAACCATATCAGCAGGAAAGCCCGGTCTTCTATATCTACCAGACAAACTACTAGCAGCCATTTCAAAGTGGTCAGCTAACATCATTTTTGATGAAAAACCATAGGCTTCCATAATCCTGTCTAGTACTTCAGTATTATTTTCATTCGGTTGAAAGTTAAATTTGCTCATAAAACACTCGCTACCTCTATTCATTTTGAAAATTAACCTATTGACACTTTTCAAAATGAAAAGTAAATTTACATGATAAGTTCCAAATTGGAAATTTTTAGCAATATTTGGCGATATTTAAGATAATGAAACTTAGGAGTTTGCCGTATGCGTCCAAAAATTACAATTTCTATCCCTGAGCCCTATCTGCCTCTAGATGAGTACTGTCGTCGTACGGGTACAAAACTTGGTACTGCTCGCCGTCTTATTGAGTATGGCAAATTACCCATAAAACCCAAGGGCGATCAGAAAAAAGGATTGGTTGAGGTCAATATGGCTGCTCTTACCATCCAGGCGCTCAGCGGTTACGAAGTTTCGCTTGAGCCGTAATATTTCGCTTTTGGAAAATTAACCCTGAGTTTAATACAGAGGTTAATGTGGCAACAGGGATGAGAGCATAATTAGTCTGAGGTCAGTATGAACGCACTAAAGCAACAGCAGCACCAATGCAAACTAACCAGTGAGTCATTCCATACAAAGAAAGGTGACGGATTTATTTTCCCGATTGTTTTATGTTCCGTTGCTTACTTTATTTTGTTTCTAATTAGGTGAGGTTTTTATGAACACGGAATATCAATTTGAGTCAACAGAACAGCGTGCTTTCAAAATGTTCTTTGAAGCGCGTGTTAATGGTTTAAATCACCTCGCTCAACTCAGGGCGAAGCATTTTAAATCTGCCAATGAGCAGTTGGCTGCCTTTATTGCTGAAATGCGTGATAAACGCAATGAGCACTACGCTGATAATATCCGCCTGTTGGGCGCTATTTTCTACCTTGCCCATATTCCTAAAGAACGGCATAAACTGGAATTAAGTCAATTTACCCGTGAAGAAAAAAATAGCCTTATAAAGGCAGTGAATTTAATTAAGGCAGCGGGTGCATTATTGCCAAATCATTTAGCGCTGCCCAATTAAATAATAAATACCGATTTAATTTTAATGGCGTCAACACGTCAGGGAATCCCTTTATCTAAAAATAGGAAATAAAAAATGAATATAGTAGATGATGAGCAGTTAGCTGATGATGAACAGTTAGCTGATGATGAACAGTTAGCTGATGATGAGATGGGCGCGTTAATTGGTATGCTGAGTTTTTATAAGGATAACGAAAAAAAGGCGATAGAACACATCGAACATGTGACATCGCTAATTTCTGCTGCCATTGAAGAATTACGGGTATACAGGAAATACAAGAAATTGTTTGTTAATGCTGACAATACGTTTGCCCCTGCCAAGCGATGGGTAAATATGAAAACAATACATAATTTAAAAATAAGAGGTGTTTATTTTGACGCAGTAAAAAGAGGAGATAAAAAAGCGGAATTCAGAGTCAATGACCGTGAATATAAAAAAGGCGATTTTCTTGGGTTATATGAAATTGATGAGGGTGGTAATTTCACTGACAATTTTATTATTGTCCAAGTGACAGATGTCACCCTTATTGATGTCGATTTATTTCCATATATCGGCGGCGAATTTGTCATGCTTTCGTTTGAATTATCTTCTATGAATTGCGTGCTTGCATGAGTCTTGTAGAAAAAGCAGAACAATATAGCAGTAAATTTCAGCCAGAGATGCCACAAATCGCAACTCTGGCTGAACGCATTATGTGGGAAGTAAACCCTGATGATTACACATGGTGTCACCAGTATTTTGGACACCTGCCGGATTCGTTGGCGATTTACTTCGTCAATCGTTATGCCAACATCTTCAAACAGTCAGGCCGCGACGGTCGTCGCCGTGCTAATACATTTTTGCGTCAGTTTAGCCAGAATGTATTACCACGGTTCAATCTGGTCAGTGAACAATATCAGTTTCAAAGTCAGTTCGTGGGTGCTGCACCTTTTCCTTTCATTGAGCAACTTGACCGCCTTTCCACATTCGGACGTCAAGAGATCAAATTACTGGCGCACGGTGTGGCGCGGTATATGACCGACAGTTACGAACATCTGGTGAATAACTCAGTCACCCCGGACAATGAACAAGACGCCCGCAAAAGGTTAATTCACATCTATACCCGGTTGGCAAAATTAACTCAGCAAATTGGGACTATCGCACCTTATTCACAACAGTTTGCCAAAGGTCGGATTTCACCGACAGAAGATCAATTGTGTGCAAGTTTGCTGCGCATGATGTCGGATCAATGGTGGTATGCCCGTTTAAAGCGTATGCGTGATATTCGTGCTGAACATATGGCCATTGCCGTGGGTCAGGTACAAAAGGCCGCTTCATCCTATGTTTCACGTAAGACATTACAAGAATGGACAGAACAGAAGCGCCGCAATTGGGAATTCCTGCAAGAGTTTGAGTTAGAAAACGAAGAAGGTGAGCGGGTTTCATTAAGCGATAAGGTCTTGGGCAGTATTGCTAACCCTGCCGTTCGCCGCTGTGAACTGATGGTTCGTCAACGTGGTTTTGAGGATTTAGCCAATGAAATGGGGTGTGTCGGTGATTTTTATACTATCACTGCACCGTCTAAATACCATTCGGCACACAGTGGCGGCGGTTTTGTGAAGAACTGGAACGGCGCAAGCCCGCGTGATACGCAAAAATATCTGTGCGGCGTCTGGGCAAAAATCCGTGCCGCGTATTCCCGTGCGGGGATCAGCGTCTTCGGTTTCAGGGTCGTTGAGCCTCATCACGATGGTACACCGCATTGGCACTTGTTGTTATTTATGCTTCCTGAGCATGTCGAACAGATGCGCGACATTGTACGGAAATATGCGATGCAGGAGGACGCTCACGAATTAAACAGTGAAGCGGCGCGCAAAGCCCGTTTTTGGGTGAAGCGGATTGATCCAGAAAAGGGCAGTGCAACGGGCTACATTGCTAAATACATTTCAAAGAATATCGATGGCTATGCGCTGGATGGCGAAATAGATAACGAAACAGGTGGAAACCTCAAGGATATGGCACGTTCAGTTTCTGCATGGGCGAGCCGCTGGCGCATTCGCCAGTTCCAGCAGATTGGTGGTGCTCCGGTGTCTGTCTGGCGTGAACTGCGTCGCCTAAAGGGTGACAAACAGATTTTGCCGGATGAAGATATGGATAACGTCCGCTTTGCGGCTGATATTGGTAACTGGTCAGCCTATACCGAATGTCAGGGTGGGCCACTTGTTGCCCGTAAAAATCTTACTGTGCGCCTTGCTTATGAAATCACAAAGCAAGGTAATGCCTATGGTGAAGATGTTCAGCGTATTTCTGGTATTTACTCGCCCTGTCTGGGCGAGTCCTCTTCTTTTGTTACCCGTACAGTGAAATGGAAGATTGTGCCGAAATCCCAGCCGCTAGCTGCGGACAAGGGTCTTGACCTTGATTTTTCTTCCTCTTGGAGTTCTGTCAATAACTGTACGGTGGCACGAAGTACGGTTAACAAAGGAACTCAAGACAGTGATCTGTGTTTGGAGGAATTCCAGAGAAGCTGGTATCAGATGGATGAGCGCCAAAAAATAGAACGTGTTTATGAATCAGCCAAATCACAGGGTTTAGAGATGAGTGACAATCTGGCGCAGGGATTATTACGGGGTAATAGCATGATGGTCGACGGCCAATACTATCGGCTATCTATGTTTGGTCATCTGAACAGAACGAAACCGCCACAGACGGAAAGAACAAAATTGCTACTAAATAGATTAAGTAAAATTTCATGTATCGATATGAATATTAACGAAATTATTTGTAACCCTAAAGGGGTTTATCAGGGTATTTTGAAGGAAAATTCTGGAAACATTAAACAAATCACATAACTAACTATTTCTTAGTGAAATTAATTCAAATAATAACTATATTAATTTGTCTGTTTATATATACAGTATAATAATAGTAGGGATATGATGTCTGATTCTTTAAATACATTTGTTCTTTTAGAACGTATCGAGTTAATTTCTAAAATTGGTGGTGGGGAGTGTTTTAACGATAAAGATAGGCAAATAGCATTATATTGGGTTGGGGAACTGGCAGAACAGGTAAGAAGTGAGTTGATAGAAAAGCCACTGAGAGTGGCTTCTTAAAACTTAAGTCATGCCGCATTGGCTTGCAGCAAGTCTAACGCCATCTGGCGCTGTTGCGGATTGAGGTTATTAATCACGGTCTGCAACAGGATATTGCCCGTTTTGGCGCTGGGGCTGATAGTGTGTGAAAACGCCAGGTTCATCACAAACGTATGGCCGCACTCAACATCAGAGCATGAACAATACACATCAGCAATTTCGCGGTGCATCCGGTTAGTTTTGCGAATGACGGCCTTAGCACCGCACTCGGTACAGATGATTTTTAATACGCGCATGTTCCTCATTCCCAATGTATCGATTTGCCTCGATTTTACCATTTTCTTGCTCATTCTTCACCCGAAATTGCGTTATCTTGTTGAAAACGGATATGTAATATTTCTGGCACATCAGGGGTATTTATCGCATTCATGAACATATTTTGAACAGGGATAACTTCATCCAGACGGTAGGCAGCCCGCGCCTTTTCCGGATCTCCCAATCCGGCGGCATTGGTCGGGATAATACCCGCCAGTCCGGCCGGAAATCGGTGGGCGGTCAGCACGTCTTGTGAGCTGATACTTTTGACATTGGCAAATTCATCATTGGCGGAAATGTCCCCGACCGGAATAAACTTGATGCCGTCAGGGTCGCCATTGGGAATATTCACGAACAGGGTGTCAAAATTACCGATCCCCTTGCTTTGTTGCAGTTTCCGGATAATTTCTTCTTCGGTTTCATCAGAGACATTGGGATCATTGGTGTAAATGATGCCGCCTGTGTGGGCACCATTGTGGTAATAGCGGCGGCGAAAGATGGTCGCTTCTGAGTTGAGCAAGGCCGCATGGATACCGCCGATATAATCCGGCAAGCCATAAACCTGCTGTTGTGGGTCATATTGCTTAATGAAGATCACTTCTTCCGGTGAGTAAACCAGTGGCTCACCTTCCTGCAAGACCACAAAATCGCCGTCCTGACGGCGGCGCAGGTAAAGGGAGGGCAGCACCTCCAGTCTGACAATATCCCCCCAGAAGTTGCACACTTTCAGGATGGCCACATCCCCGAAAATCAGGAAATTGATAATAGCTGCCCTGAATTGTTCGTGGCTCAGTCCGCCACCGAGGTAATCAGAGGCAATCATATTGTGGCGGGAGTAGATTATACCGCCGTGTTGCCCGTTCATGTTGGTGAGCTGCGCCAGTGCCAGACGGTCAATGGGCAGGGTGTAATGATCATAATCGTTGTCATACCAGATTTTCTGGTAATCCGTCATAGTGGTGAGTATTGGTTCAGGCTTACCCAGTGTGATCAGGCTCATTTTCCGTTGACGGGGGTTAGTATGCGCTGCCTTGGCGGTTTTCCTTAACGTTTTCTTGCTCATCATGCTGCCTTTGAAAATTGATATTTGGAGGTGCGTTTCTTCTCGTAATTGAGGGGTTCATTCATCAGGGCATGGGAGATAGCCCAAAACACGTCGGCGTGTCCGGTTTCCTGCGAACGGTCGGCAACAAAGGTCATGGCACCCCCTTTGCCCGTGGTGGTATGGCGGATAGCCAGGAATGAGGCCAGGATTTCTTTTTGTTCCCCGTCCCATTCGAGACGTTCTTCGCTGACCACATCGATCATCTTCATGACCAGTTGGTTTTTGCTTTGCTGGCTGTAGTGAATGGCCTGTGTCTGGCGGGGCGCGAAGTCCTGCACCATTTCATAGACCCCGTGCCCAATGCCCGTGGTATCAATGCCGATATGGGTAAAGCGGTAACGCTTGAACAGCTCTTCAATCAGTTTCGCCTGGTGCTTCCAGTTCATGCCCTGCCAGTAGAACGTGGCTAACACCCGAAAGGCTTCGCCTGCCATCAACGGCGGGGCAACAATCACAAAGGTAGAGGTATCACCGGAACGGGCAGGGTCGAAGCCGCCCCAGACTTCACGCTCACCAAACGGACGCGAGGCGTTGGGGTTGTGATCTTCCCAGAGATTGATATCTACGCCGCATTTATCAACCTGACTGTAGGTAAACACTGATGCACCGCTGTCAACAAACACACACATAAACAGCATGTTAAATGAGTCTTTATTGTACTTATTGCGCAGTCGGTCGATACTGGCGAGGTTAAAGCCGCCCTTGATAGCGTCTTCCAATGTAATGACGTAACGCCACTGACCATCAGGGCAATCGCGCCCGCCATCGCGGTATTCATCAAAAGTAGGAAAGGCCACATTCTTACGTTTAGCATCATTGCCGCGCCATTCGTCCCCTGTCCAGAACGGATAGGCAGGGTGGGTTTTCGCACTGGGGGTAGAAAAATAAGTTGTGCGGAAATGATCTTGTGTTGCCATTGCGGAAGCGACTTCATTGAATCGTTTAAAATCAGGTATCCAGAAGTATTCATCACAATAGAGATGGCCGTTGTAAGATTGTGCCGTGTTCTTATTGGTCGAAAGAAAACGCAATTCAGCACCATTACTCAGGCGGATGTGCTCACCCGTTAACGTTATTCCGAAAAGCTGTTCGGCAAAGTTCACGATATAGGAGCGGAACACCTGTGCCTGTGGTTTGGAGGCGGATAAGAAAACTTGCCTGTTACCGTTTAACACCGCATCTTCAAAGGCTTCAAATGCAAAATACCATGTTGCCCCGATTTGGCGGGATTTTAAAATATTGCGCACACTCTTCTGTTTGTTAGTACGTAAATGTTTTTGGTAACCAAATAAATTACTATCAACAAAAGTCTGGAAATCTTCTTCTGTCAGCGCTGAAATATCATTTTTACGGTAGCGTTTCTTTTTCTTCGGTTCACCGTCCCCAGATGGGGCATATTCGCTTTCACTGCTAGAGCCTGCCCGCGCCTTGATCTCAGCCAGCTTCTCTTTATGTTTATTTTCCTGTGCTATCAGTTTGACATGATGGCCTATCAGGCGGTCGAGTTCGTCCTGTTCGGGTGCGGTCTTATTATTGCGCTCACTGAGCAATGCAATGCGGCGATTAATGGCCTCAATCACACTTTCATGACTGAGCATATCCGCCCAGTGCCCTTTTTCCGCCCAGTAATAAATGATCCGCCGATTGGGTAGATTTAATTCACGGGCAATTTCAACTGGCGTATAGCGGCGCAGATAAAGCGACTTTGCTACTTTGATCAGTTCATCTGAGTATTTGGCCATTGTTAAACATCCTTGTTTTATGATGCCCTCATTATGCCGTGCGAACAGGCGGCTTTCGTCTGGTTAACTTCGGTTTCATTCGGTTATGCGTTATATCCGAATTCATCCGCATTGCACCGCTCGCCGTCGCTGATTTAATTCGCAATACTGTGTGTGAAGCAATGATAAGGAATGCGATATGTCTCAGTTAATGACTAACTGGATATGTATTGCCATGGAAGGCGACACCGTTGATGGCCGGGTGATGGAACCGCAATGGATTCTGGATGCCGCAGAGCTTTATGATCCGCAACTCTATACTGCTGTTATCTGGCCGGAGCATGAACGCTGGATGGGCGCGATGGGGGAAGTGTTGGCGGTCAAAGCCGAACGGGGCGACGATGGGCTGTTACGCCTTTATGCGCAACTGCGACCCAATCACCGTTTGTTGGATGCCAACCGGGACGGGCAACTGTTGTTTACTTCCGTGGAATTTACGCCAAATGGTAACTTTCGCGGGACAGGCAAATCATATCTGGAAGGGCTGGCAGTCACCAGTTCGCCAGCCAGTGTGGGCACCACGCGCCTGCAATTTAGTAAAAAGAAAAAAACGCATCGGTCGGGGACTTATAAACCGCTGGTGATTGATGAAATCAGGGAATTTAAGCAAAAGGGAACAACGATGGCTAAGGGAACAAAAGGCACAAAGAAGACATGGCGTAGCCTCTTCAATATTGAAGAGCAGGCAGAAACCCCCACCGAGCAACCCGCTGGTGATGATGATGGTGATGCGTTGCAGGCAATCGCGGAAGCATTAGCCAGAATGGAAGATCGACTGGCCGCTGTGGAAGCGGCGCAAGCATCCACTGAGCAGGTCGTGGACGAAGTGCAGGAAGATGTCGAAACCGTTAAGGAAGTGGTCGATACCGAAGAGTTTGCCCGTTTACGTGACAGCCTGCCGTCGATTTTAAAGAACTTCGGCAAGCTGAATAAGATGGCAACGCCGTTGCCGAAGAGAAATCCGCAAGGCAATAAAAACAAAAATTTTAACTATCTGTAACGCTTGATAGAGCAAAGGGAAGAGCTATGCAATTAAATCAACGGGCACGCGCTTTTTTGCAGAATTATTCTGCTGGACTCGCCGAAGCCTATGGGGTTCCTGATACTTCACGTTACTTCGCACTGTCTGATCCAAAAGAAACCGCGTTGCGCAGTGCGCTGCTGGAATCGGTTGAATTCCTCAACATGATCACCTGCGCGGATGTGGATCACCTTTCCGGACAAGTTGTCTCGGTCGGTAATCCAGGGCTTTTTACCGGGCGTAAAAAAGATGGTCGCTTTATCCGTGCCACGGGTGTCGATGGCAATGAATATAAATTGGCGGAAACTGATTCCGGCGCCGCGCTGAAATGGGACTTGTTGTCCATTTGGGCGAACTCCGGCAGTGAAGAAGAATTCTTCCAGCGTATGCAGGCATTCACCAATGAATCGTTTGCGCTGGATATGCTTCGCGTGGGCTTTAACGGTCAGCGAGTGGCGGAGACAACCCAACCGGACGAAAACCCGAACGGCGAAGATGTCAACAAAGGCTGGCATCAGATTGCCAAAGAGTGGAACGGCGGCAAGCAGGTCATTACCACGCCCGTGAAACTGGATGAACACGGTGATTTTAGCTCACTGGATGCGATGGCTTCCGATCTGATTAACACCTGCATTCCGCAACAGTTCCGCCATGATCCGCGTTTAACGGTACTGGTGGGTGCGGATTTGGTCGCCGCAGAGCAATACCGGCTGTATCAGGCTGCCGACAGGCCAACGGAAAAGATCGCCGCGCAAATGCTGGGGAGTTCTATCGCAGGGCGTCCGGCGATGGTGCCGCCGTTTATGCCGGGTAAGCGTATGGTGGTCACCATGTTGCCGAACCTGCAAATTCTGACCCAGCGCAATACCCGTCAGCGTAAGGCCGAGTTTGTCGATGACCGTAAGCAGTTCGAAAACAAATACCTGCGCAACGAAGGTTATGCACTGGAAACGCCGGAATTGTACGCAGCCTATGATGAAAAAGCCGTGACGATTGGCACGGTGGCTGAACCTGCGGAAAAAGTGGAAACAGACTGATGTTGTCACCTGCTCAACGCCATCGGGCGGAAGTGGAGCTGCGCCAGAAACTGGCACGGCAACAGGCGGTTGCCATTGCCGATGGCGCGAGTATGCACCTGCAAGCCCGTGCCATTGAGCAGGATGTTAAGCGGTTGCGCCAGTTAACGCTGACCGCAGAACGGGTTGAGATGAAAAAGCGGGAACTGTTACCCAATTATCTGCCCACAGCCCAACGTTATCTGGATGAGGGCGAAGTGTACGGCAACCCGATTTTTGCCTACTGCGTGATTTGGTTATTTGATATTGGGGAGTTTGACCACGGTCTGGACTGGGCGGATATCGCCATTGAGCAGGGACAGCTCACCCCCGACCATTTTCGCAGTAGCTTCCCGGCATTCGTGGCCGATACCGTGTTGCTTTGGGCACACAGGGAAGCCGAAGCGGGTCATTCTGTTGAACCCTATTTTTCACGGACATTTCAGAATGTGACTGAAAAATGGCAAGTTCACGAGAAAATCAAGGCCAAGTACTACAAATTTGCTGCGTTAATGCGACTGAAAGGGGATAACGCTGACATTAAAGCCAGCAACGTAGAGAGCCTGGATGTGCTGGAGAAAGCCGATAGCTGGCTGGCAAAAGCGCATCAATGCAACCCGGCATCAGGCGTGAAAACCTATCGGCAACGGATTGCCGCCCGTATACGGGCACTGACAACCGAATCATAACGACTACCGCAAGCCGGAGCGGGCGCGGTGGAGGCAGGGCAATTGATTGCTGATGGCCGTGGAAACCGGACAGCCCGCTTTTTTTCAAGGAGAAATGCGATGTTTAATGGCAATACCGTGGATTACCGGGACGCCCCATTGACCAATGATGGCTTTTGGCCGGATTTAAATTTGCGGGAATTTCAGGTCAATCGCAAGCTGCCTGCGGACTTAGATAACGATATGTTAGCCAATGCGCTGCTGGCGACTGTGGCCGAGATCAATCTGGATTTACAGCGCCTGAGATCACGTTTGCAGGCCAAAGGTTATCAGCGGGCGGCCGATGTAGCAGGCATTACCATCAACGGGAGTAACGCCCTGGTCAGCCAGTATAAAAAAGCAGTATATGCCAGGGCAAAAGCCGATTTACTGGGGGAATACACAACGCTGGTTAGCCGTGCCCCCAATCCGGGACAGGAAAGCCCGGAAGTGCGCACCCGCCTGCTGGCAGAAGCTGCTATGGTACTGCGCAATATGAAAGGGCATGGACGTGTGACGGTACGATCCATATGAGTAAGTTACAGCATCTCACGGCTTTTTTACGGAATAACCTGCCGGAACGCCTCTGCGAGACGGAATTCACCAGTGAAATGGATGAAATCCGCTTTATTCCGGCACAGCGGGATTTAGGGCTGGGGCAATACCAGATGTTTGTCCAGCAATATGAGGCGGTGATTGCGTGGGGGCGCTTCCCCTATCGGGAGTGTGATCCGCGCAATATCCCCTTGCTGATTGATGCATGGTTAACTGCCCAGGGAAATAGTTTCGGTGATGCCAATGTCGAGCAGGAACAACCGACATTAACCGTTGAAGTGGACGGCAATACGGCGGTTGTCGTGGTGTCGCTGTCGCTGGCTGAACCCGTGGTGATACGGGAAGACCCGAAAGGCATGATCCCGTTTGATGGCAAGCGCTGGTCACTGGCCGAGTCCGAAGTCTGGTTCGCTGAACAAGGCGCGGTGCACAGTGTGGATGAGACGGGTGCCCACATAGGGAAACACCCTGCATGATCTACAGCCAATTAAACCGCAACCAGCTTAAGAAATTGCAAGATGAGTTGCGCAGCCTTGATTTGCCGGAGAAAAAGCGTCAGCGCCTATTATGGCGCATTGCCAAATATGGGTTGATTGATGCCGCCAAGCGCAATGTACGCAATCAGCGTTCACCCGAGGGCGAAAGCTGGCCTGCCCGAAAAAGCCCAAGGCGACAGAAGATGCTCAGGAACATGCCGAAGCTGTTACATATCCGGGAAATGCCGGAAATTGACGCGGTGCGTGTTTATCTGCAAGGCGGGCATTACCGGAATGGCAGCCAGCCAGTGCCCGCAGGTGTGGTGGGTTATGCACAGCAATACGGGATGAATGTTCAGATTAGCCGGCAGCAGGTGAAAAAGAACGTTGACCGTGAACGGATGGCGACTATCAGGCAAGCAAAGAAGTTGCGTGACTTAGGCTATAAAGTCAAAAAAGGGAAACGCTGGCGTAAACCCCCAATCAAGGAGATTACTGCCAATATGAAATTTATTCAGGCCGGAACGATAATCCGCATATTAAGTGGCGAAGAAATCAAAAGCCAATGGGAAATTACCATCCCCGCCCGCGCGTTCTTGGGTATGAATGATGAAGAATTCAGCAAGGCGCTGGAACGTCAATTACAAGGGATTGGGTACGGCGCAGGATAAGCGCCTCAATAAAGGAATAATTTATGTGGCCACATGTTCAGGTTAACCAGGTTAACCAACTGCAAGGCGAAACACGGGAGATTGAGCGGGTATTGCTGTTCATCGGGACAGGCAAAATTAACGCAGGAAAGACGATTGCCGTCAATACCCAGACGGACTTTGATTCAGTATTGGGCACAGCAAACACCGCGCTCAAACGCCATGTCCTGGCAGCGATGGCAAATGCGGGGCAAAACTGGTCGGGCTATGTCCATATCCTGCCCGAAACGGCGGATGAACTGGCGTTTATCGAGGCCGTGACCGCGGCGCAGACGGTTGCCAGCGTTGAGGGCTATGTCCTGACGGTCGGTGCCAATAAAGCCATGATCAAGGCAGCACAAACCTTGCGTGCCAACACCATCGCCAGGTTTGGCCGCTGGCAATGGGCGATCCTGGCCGTGGATAGTCCGCAATCCAAAGAGCCGTGGACGGATTATGTTAACCGACTGGCGGAATTGCAAAAGGGTGAGGCTGTGCCCTCAGTGCAGTTGGTGCCGTGCCTGTGGGGCAATGAGGCAGGCGTACTGGCCGGGCGTTTATGCAACCGTGCCGTCACGGTGGCTGACAGTCCCGCACGGGTACAGACAGGTGCCGTGATGGATTTAGGGTCAACCGATTTTCCGTTGGATGGTACAGGCCAGCCGATTGATCTGGCTACCTTGCAGGCACTGGAAAAACTGCGTTTCAGCGTGCCGATGTGGTATCCCGATTATGACGGGTTGTACTGGTCAGATGGCCGCACTCTGGACGTGGAAGGCGGGGACTATCAGAGCATCGAAAATTTGCGTGTCGTCGATAAAGTGGCACGCAGGGTGCGGTTACAAGCGATTGCTAAAATTGCTGACCGCAGCTTAAACAGTACGCCGGGCAGCGTCGCCGCACATCAGGCTTACTTTGCCCGCACGTTACGTGAAATGTCACGTAGTACCGACATTAACGGGGTGACGTTCCCCGGCGAAGTGAAGTCGCCGAAAGAGGGCGATATCACTATTACATGGCGGAATAAAAACACGGTGGAAATTTATATCACTATCCGCACCTACGAATGCCCGAAAGGGATTTCGGTCAGTCTGTTGCTGGATAGCAATCTGGAGAAAAGCGCATGAGCCAACGTATTTCAGGCCAGTCGATAGATTTTAATATGGATGGGGATCTGGTTCATGCGGAAAAGGTCAACCTGTCTATTACGGATAATACTGCTGCCGCCCAGACGCAGGGTGTACCGGATGGCTATATTGCCGGTGATGTGGCAGCGGAAGGGGAAATTGAACTCAGCACCAAATATCTGGAAATCGTGACTGCTAAAGCGCGTTCAGCCGGATCATGGCGCGGCATTCAGCCCGTTGACCTGATGTGGTATGCCAAGGCAGGCAATGAAGAGATCAAGGTCGAAGCTTATGGTTGCAAACTGATTGTCAGCGATATTCTGGATGTCGACCCGAAAGGGGGCAGTGTCATGACCCACAAAGTCAAGTTTGTGGTGACGTCACCCGACTTTGTGCGTATCAATGGCATTCCCTATCTGGAAGCGGAATTGACTCAAAGCCTGATTGGCTAGGGATGGCAGTTCATGGAAGAACATGAAAAGACCTTTGTCACGCTGGTGCTATTGGGGGCACTGATTGCGTTAGGCAAAATGCTGACCGGCCACGAACCCATTACGTTACGGCTGTTTATCGGTCGCGTGATCCTCGGTTCGGCGGTGTCGGTGATGGCTGGTGCCTTGTTAATTTGGTGGCCAGGTATCAGCCCGATAGCGGTGACGGGGATTGGCAGCGCATTGGGTATTGCCGGCTACCAGCTTATTGAGGTTTGGTTACGCAAGCGCGGCAGCGCCTGGTTAACAGGGAAGTTAAAAAATGACACTGAGTGAAAAACAGCAGTTATTTGCCGTACTGGTTGCCCAATTGATCTTATGGGCGGACGAACACGGCTATCGCGTGACGTTTGGGGAAGCCTACCGGACACCGGAGCAGTCGAAGCTGAACATGCAAAAAGGGACGGGCATTGCCAATAGCCTGCATACCCAGCGGCTGGCGGTTGATCTTAACCTGTTTATCCAGGGCAAATACCAGACCCGCAGTGAGACATACTTGCCATTGGGGGAATATTGGGAATCCCTTGGCGGCACATGGGGCGGGCGCTTTTCCCGACCGGATGGTAACCATTTTTCGCTCTCACATAACGGGGTGAAATGATGCTCAAGGTGCGGATGCTCTATTTCCTCATCGTGGCATTGGCGTTCGTTGCGGGCTGGCGCGTTAACCATTATTACCGTGACAGCATGGAACTGAACATCACGCGGGCAGCGGCGAAAACCGGACAGACCCTCCGGCAAGAATTGCAGGCCATTTCCAGCGCCGCCGCCCGGCAATTGGAAGGTAAACTGGAGGAGATCGCCCATGCTGCCCCAGAGAAATACGTACTGAGGTGGTTAAGCCTGTTTTTACTGCTGTGTGCGTTAGCCCTGAGTTTGTCAGGATGTACAACGAGACAGCCGACCGTATTGAACGAGCCGTATCAGGAAAACTTACTGACAACCTGTCAGGAACGGTTACCCCGACTGGCGGGAATGACCGGAAATAATTTAGCCAATATTTTAATTGATTATATCCAACTCTATGGCCATTGCGCCGCCCGGCATAATCAATTAGTGGATGAAATTAATAAACGAAAGGAATTAACTCATGAAAGAAAATAAAATTATCACCTTAATGATTGGTGAAACGGAAATTCAATTTGAACCGAATATTATTGCCTATAACAGCATGATTAATGATATGACACTGGATAATAAGATTGCGCCCATTGTCACGTATTTGCGCCGTATTGTGCAGCCTGCGTCTAAAGCCGTGCTGGATGAGTTCCTGCAAATTCCCGGTGCCGCGATGCAGATTGTAGAACGCGTCAATTCAGAATATGCGCCTAAACTGGACATCGAAATAAAAAACTAAATACACGGGTTAAGGCGATTGATTCGAGTTTATTTGAACAGGCTTTAATATTACGCCGTCATTATTTACCGAATGAAAAAGATAATACGGAAAATTTAGCCCGTGCTATTTGGCTGGATAATCGTTATTGGGAAAATATGCGTATTGCGACGGCAAACGGCATTGCATTGGCGTTCAAGGGTGAACCATGAGTGGGCAATTAGATTTTACCTTAAGCCTGATTGATAAGATCACACAACCGCTGGCAAAAGCCAAAGCGGCGGTGTCCGGGTTTGCCCAGTCGTCGCAGGATGCATTTGGAAAACTGGCCGTGGGCGGGGCGGGATTGGCCGCCTCGTTCTGGTCTGTCAAAGGCTTTCTTGATCCGGCCATTGAAATGGACGAGGCGTTGAAATCAGCGTCTTTGCAGGGCATTGACAGCAGCGTGATGGATAAGGTTGCCAAAGACGCCATGACGTTTAGTTCCCTGTATGGCAAATCGTCCATTGAGTTTGTGCAGTCGGCATCGGAAATCAGCAAGGCGATCGGCGGGCTGTCACAAAGCGATCTGCCCCAGATGACGAATATTGCCAATACAACCGCCGCCGCCCTGAAATCCAGTGGCAGTGATGCCAGCGCTTACATGGGGAAAATGTTCACCCAGTTTGCCAGCCAGGCTAACGAGGTCGGGCATCTCAAGTTTGCTGAGGAACTGGCCGGCAAGGCCGTGATGATGTCGAAAACATTCGGCACATCCATGACCGACATTGCCGACCTGATGGAAGGGGCACGGGCGGCCGGAACCCAGTTTGGGGTCGGGATTGATGAACAGTTGGCGGTACTGGGGGAACTGAATCGCTCGCTGGGCGGTGAAGCCAGTGGTGCCTATGAGTCGTTTATCACGAACGCAGAAGCCAGCGGCAAAAAACTGGGGTTAAGTTTCACCAATGCCTCCGGCAAGTTGTTATCCATGCCGGAAATGCTGGAAAAGCTCCAGGGCAAATACGGCAAGAGCATTGAAGGCAACCTGAAAGCGCAGGCGGAAATCGAGGAAGCCTTTGGTGATTCTGCCATAGTAATCAAGCAGCTCTACGGCAATGTCGATGTGCTGCGTAAGAATATGACGGCACTGGGGGCGAACGATGGCATGAAACGCACCCGTGAAATGGCCGAACTGATGGCAAATCCGTGGGAACGGTTGCAGGCGATTTGGGAAAATATCCGTATTGCCATTGGCTCAACCCTGTTACCGGTGATTGCCCCCCTGGTCAACAAGATGGCGAATGCCAGCCAGATACTGGTGCGCTGGCTGAAGCTGTTTCCCAATATTGCCCGTTGGCTCGGTTATATCACGTTGGGGTTTCTGAGTTTTGCCGCCGCAGGGGCGATTGCCAATATCGTGATGGGCGTGGCTAAATTTATCTGGGTTGGCCTTAAGGGCATTTGGGTCGCCTGTACGCTGGTGATGAAACTGTGGACGGCGGCAGTCTGGCTGTGCAATGGTGCGGTGACCGTATGGAGCGTCGGACTGAGAATATTACGTAATACATTGATGGCTGTTCGTATGCAGGCCATGTTAGCGGGTATCTCATTCAGTTTTATGACCTGGCCGATCTTACTGATTATTGCCGCTATTGCGTTGCTGGCTGTCGGCATTTATCTGCTGATTAAGCATTGGGATACCATCAAGGCGGCCATCATGAACACGACAGCGTTTAAGGTGGTAGCAGCCTGTGTGCAATGGGTCGGGGAGATCTTTAGTCAGGTTTTTGCCTGGATTGGCGAGGCGTGGGATAACCTCTGTAACTGGTTCAGCAACTTTTCACTGGCCGACACCTTTTCCGGCATGGTGGACAGTGTCAGCAATCTCTTTAGTGGCTTATGGGACTGGCTGAAAGGATCATTTGGCGAAGCCTATAATTGGATTATCGACAAATTGAACTACATTCCGGGCGTGAATATTGAAACCCAGGCCATTGAGAAAACGGTCACCGAACCGACCGGAACAGCGGCGGCGCAGGTACAGGGTATAGGGGAAAATACCCAGAAACTGGTAGCCCCACCCAGCGGGATTTTGCAGGGACAGCCTCAAGCAATACCTCAGCCAGTGAAAGCCATTCAGCCGCCCGAAAGCGGGGGCGTATTAACGGGCGGGAAAAAGCAGGGCATTGGCAAGCAGGGTCTGATGAAAGCGGTGACAACAAATTCACAGACTATCACGGATAACAGTCGCCGGATTGAAAATGTGACGCTGAATGTTAAGGGCAACGTCACACCGGCACAACTGACGGAATGGGAACAGGTGGCTTATGGATGAGCCGAAATACATTGATTTATTGATCACGGGCGGTAATTTCACGCTCAACTCAGGCAATGAGCCGCAATTTTGCCATAACCGCGTATCAGTCGGTCAGGATTGTGTTCATGCCATTCTGGAAAGCGGCCTTGCCACAGAACTGGTGGCAGAGCGCAGCCCAACCCTGCGCGCGGACATTCGCACCCAAATAGAAATTCTGGTCGAAGACGACGAGCGGATTATTCCGGGTACGGTCATCATTAACGAAGAGTCGCCGACTCAATTGTGGATCACGGCGGAAACCTATGATTTTGGCCGCCTGAGTGTGAGTGTGGGGCATGGACACTAAACCGACGATAGATTATGAGAAGATCTTGCGTGACAGCGGGATGCCGACCACGGAAACCGAAATCACCGCCGCTTTTGCCAGGGTTGTAGATGACGCGGGTTTGGTGACCAACACCTCGCGTATGTCCCCGTTCTGGCGGCTGATTAATACCATTGTCACGCGCCCGGTGCTGTGGCTGAAAGAGGCGTTAATCAACGTGACGCTGAAAAATATGTATCTGGCGAGCGCATCAGGTTCATGGCTGGATATGTTCGCGTGGGGCGTAAACCTGAAACGCAAACCCGCTTCCGCCGCGCAAGGTGTGATCCGTTTTTACAAATCGGCGGGCGCTTCGGCGGTGACTGTGCCCGCTGGAACGGTGATCCAGACTGAGCGCATTAATGGCGAGATCTACCGGGTCAGCACCACAGAAAGTGTTGTGATGGCCGAAGGGGTCAGCAGTGCTTTGTTGCCTGTGACGGCCGAAGTGGCAGGCGGCGCATTCAATCTGGCACCCGGTTATTTTCGCATTTTGCCTGTGGCCGTTTCCGGGATTGCGCGGGTGCAGAATGAAGAAGGCTGGCTGTTAACCCCCGGCGCGGATGCGGAATCCGATGATGATTTGCGCGACCGTTGCCGCAACCAATATAACCTCGTCGGTCACTACCATACCGATGCGGTTTACCGCGGCATGATTGCCACTGTTGCGGGGTTGAGCATTGATCGCATCTTCTTTCTGCATGATGCACCTCGTGGGGCAGGCACCGCCAATGCGTATCTGTTGCTGGATTCAGGGGTAATTAGCCAGCCGTTTATTGAGGCGGTTAACGATTACATCACCAATCAGGGGCATCACGGGCATGGCGATGATATGCAATGCCTGCCCATGCCGGAAACCCATCACGCGCTAACCGTGACGCTGTTTGTGGCGAACAGGGCGAACTACAGCCAGGAACAGATAGCGACACTTAAAACGGATGTCAGCAACCTGATCCGCTGCGCCTTTCGGGAAAATACGGATTACCCGGTTAAAAAAACGTGGCCGTACTCACGCTTTTCTTTTTCCAATCTGGGGCGTGAGCTACACCGTGAATTCACTGAGATTGAATCCCTGACCTTTTCATTGGGTGACATTCTCAGTGAGCTGAGTGTGCCCCGGCTGCAATCGTTGTCTGTGGAGGTGAAAAATGGCAGCGTTTAAGGAACGCCTTAAGCGGCTGGCTCTGCCCTCCTGGATGGACAAGGGCGAACCTGCCAAATTATTGGGCGCGGCGCGGGCATTCTGGACACAGGTTTACGGCTGGCTTAAATGGCCGCTCGCCCAACTGGACGCAGAAACCTGCTCAGAGGCGCTGTTGTCGATGCTGGCGTACCAGCGTGATATCCGGCGCTTTAACGGTGAACCGCTGCCGTTGTTTCGCAAGCGGGTAAAGTACGCGTTTATCAATGCCAAAGATGCCGGCAGCATCGCCGGATTTATTGCCATTTTTGAACGACTGGGCGTGGGGTATGTGGAATTACTGGAACGCCAGCCGGGCATTGACTGGGATGTGATTATTTTGCGCCTCAGTGACGGCCAGATAGCGGCTAACCCCGATTTGCTGATGAATATCATCCGCCAGTACGGGCGCACTTGTCGTCGCTACCGTTTTGAAGTGATAGCGAAAAATCAGTTGTTGATGCGAGTGGGGAGCATGGGCGCAGACTATTGCACTTATGCCGCTGCCATCCCGACCCCGCCATTATTAATAAAAGTAGGGCATATCGCAGGCGTTGCCGTCTGTGACAGTGCCAGCCTCAAGGAAAGCCATGCACCGAACGTCACCTACGGTGCCTCATTATAAGGAAATAAAAAAGATGTCCTCAGTGATTACCCTGGACTTTGAAAACTGGAAGGCACAGCAAGTCGCCGCAGGAAATCCCGTGGTACTGGACGAATTTGTCTTTGCTTATGTACCGGATTTAGATCCCGCCCAACCCATCAACCGTAATGAGAAATTGCCTGCCCAAAGCCATATCGTACACCGTCAGGCGGTCAATAAAACGGGGCTTGCCAGTGAGAACGCCGTCGCTTATAGCGTGACGCTGGGCACGGAAGTGGGGAATTTTGATTTTAACTGGATTGGCTTACTGAATAAGGCCTCTGGTGTCATTGGTATGATCACCCATGCGCCGACGCAGAAGAAAATCAAGACCGCCAATGGTTTGCAGGGGAATGTCCTAACTCGCTCTTTTTTGCTGGAGTTTGAAGGTGCGGCCAAAGAAACGGCCATTACCACTACGGCGGAAACGTGGCAAATTGATTTTACCGCGCGTTTGACGGGCATTGACGAAATGCAGCGTTTGATCAATACCGACAGCTACGGCGAAGCGGCGTTCTTCGGTGATGGCTTTGCGGTGATCCGCAGTGGTGACCAATACACGGTAAAAAAGGGTCTGGCCTATGTGGGCGGCTTGCGTGGGATACTGAAGTTTGACCAGACCTTAAATAGTCTGCGCAATACCCGTGTGTATGCCGATTTTAGCTATCAGGGGAATTTGGTCAGCCAATGGAAAACTGCAGTGAAAATTACCGCTGCTAATGACCTGAAAAACTACATTGATGCGGCAGGGTATCCGCATTATGTCTTTGCGGTTGCCAGTATTGATAATAACGGTGATATTTCAGATTTGCGCCCTAAAGGGACGTTGAGTGATCGTGACCTTGCTGAACTGGATGAAGAGTTAGGCAAGGTTAAACAAGATTATGCACCCAAGAAATGGGTAGCGGGTAGTTTCGCCCGTGGCGATGAATCATCCGTCGTCATTAAGGGGAGTTACCCCCGCGTTAATTTTATGCAATCCAATATTAATAGTGATTATTTGGCATTTGAAGCGGATTTTAACAGTGATACACGTGACCTTTATTTGTATCGTCGGGATTCACAAAGTGACAATGTTTATGTACTTGGGTTCCCTAAGAAAACAGGGATGTTGGCGACACTGGATGACATTACTCTCGGTCTGGCGGAGACAAAAGAAGTGGCGGACAATGCGGCACCCAAGAAATGGGTAGCGGGTAGTTTCGCCCGTGGCGATGAATCATCCGTCGTCATTAAGGGGAATTATCCCCGTGTTAATTTTGCGCAACCGAATATCAACAGTGATTATTTGGCGTTTGAGGCGGATTTTAACAGCGATACACGAGACCTCTATTTATATCGTCGGAATGCACACGGAGATAATGTCTATGTTTTAGGGTTCCCTAAAAAAGCGGGGATGCTGGCGACATTGGACGACATTTCCAACAATCTGGCGGGGACAAAGGAAGTGGCGGACAATGCGGCGCCCAAGAAATGGGTAGCGGGTAATTTCGCCCGTGGAAATGAATCATCTGTCGTCATTAAGGGGAGTTACCCCCGTGTTAATTTTGCGCAACCGAATATCAACAGTGATTATTTGGCGTTTGAGGCGGATTTTAACAGCGATACACGAGACCTCTATTTATATCGCCGGAATGCACACGGAGATAATGTCTATGTTTTAGGGTTCCCTAAAAAAACGGGGACATTGGCGAGATTAGAGGACATCACTAAAAGTTCAGCGCTCAAATCGAATGATGGATGGTGGGAATGCGGTGATACAGGGGTTATTATCCAATCAGGTATGATTTCAGTCGGTGATAATGATGTTGTCACTGCTAAATTTCCTGTCCCGTTCCCTAATGAATGTACTTCGTTAGTCGTCACCGCTCGTTCAGAGTCGGGGAACTGGGGGTCGGATGTCTTGTCGGCCTATGGGGTTGCTATCAGTCAATCGCATATGCGCGTGTCTCTCTGTGCGAATTTTTCAGCCGCCATTGCGGGTGTCAGCTTCATTGCGATAGGGTATTGATATGTACGTATACAGCGCTAAAACAAATTCATTTTATCCCGTTAAATTGCAGCCACGTTATATGGACGCTGGCTCTTGGCCGGATGAGGGTAGAGAAGTGAGTGAAGAAACTTACCTTGATTTTTCGATCCCACCAGAAGGTAAAATGCTGAGTGCAGACAAAGATGGTCTGCCCGTATGGGCAGATATCCCACCGCCCACACCGACAGAATTACAACACCGTGCGGAATCTAAAAAACAGTACCTGATAAAGATTGCCAAAGAAAAAATTGATATTTGTCAGGATGCGGTTGATTTAGGGTTAGCTACTGACGTAGAAAAATCGACATTAACCCAATGGCGCCGCTACAGGGTGCTACTCAACCGGGTAGATTGTGCTATCGCCTCTCATATTGATTGGCCGGAGCAACCAGAGTGATGCGATGGCAGCATAAAACCCTGCAACTGTCCCCGAATTTGTCGGGGATATCGGTCGCCATTGTGCCCGTACACCCGTTTATTTATGGTGTCGGGCAGCAGGCAGACAGCGGCAGTTACCTAAGCCCGACAAACGCCCTTCATTATCTGGCAAATAAATTGATAGGTGCAGGGAATCTGAACGCGGTTGTTCTGATGATCTGCGCTAAGACCCACGATGAATTTATGCAGAATTTAATGCAATTTTCATCGGTGTTACCGCTTCCGGTGTTTGCCCAGGTCAAGCGTATGGCAAAAACAGCAGAAAGCCTTGCTATCACCAAGATGCAATTGCCGGGCAAGCAGGGCGGTGGGCTGCCATTGCCGCAACCGCTGTCAACCGCAACCAGCCGCTTGGCCGTCAATGCACAATTAATCGAACAGGCCAAAGCACAGGCCAGTGCAGGCAGTGGTATTGCCGGGTTAAAATCCCAATTATCTACCTTTACTTCCACCCGGCAATCTGCGTTGCAGCAAGTCGCCGATGCCATGATTGGGTTGGCGGGAAAATCTGCCACGGTTTGGGCGTTCTCAGGGAAAGGGAATGGCACACACATTGCGGAGAAACTGCGACAGAATATTCCCGAACCCGACGCGGTTTATACCCTGGCAACGTTATTTGCCGGAGATGATCTTCGCCCATTAGAAAGGATGCTATCGCATGAGCCAAATTATCACCCTCGCCCTTGATGGCGAGGCGATCCCCTTAAAAAGTCTCACTGTTACCCCCTCCATGATGTTTCAGGATACCGACCAGAGCGGACAGTCTTCCAGTACGGCGGTGGCTGAACAGGGCATTAAGCCGAAAGAGCTGCGTATCACGGGCATTATTCCCTTTACCGAACAGAAAACCCTGTCCCGCCTGTTCGCGTTGGCGGAAGCGAAAGACAATGGCAACCTGAAACGCTACCGGGTCGCCAACCTGACCGCCCAGGCCATTAACTTTCGTATCGGCACGTTTACGGGCACAATTGATGCCAGCAAAGTGGACGGTAAGCAGGCCTGGCAAGTGACCTTTACCTTACGGGAACATTTGTCGGTATCTGAAAAACGCGATGCCCGCGCCTCTGGCAATGTTTCAGCCAAAAAACAAACAGGGCAGGGAAGCGGTGCCGCCAGGGAAGAGCCAGAAAAGTTAAGCTGGTTTGAACGCGAGGTGTTAAAGCCCATTAATGACAGTATAGGGTCAGCAAATGAAACCGATTAACCGACTTTACCTGTCCGGTGATGAGATCCATTTGGTTGACGTCAATATTATGTTGGAACTTTCATCTTGTGGCCGGGGTTTTATCACGGCGGAAACCACGACCGATTACACCGGAAAACTGGTGCGCCTGGATGTGGGCTATACCGATTTGGTGCTGCGCTGGTTTACGGGCTATGTGGAACGTTCACAGCCTGCCCAGAATGGTTATCAGCGCTTGTTTGTGCGTGAGCTGGTTGGTGTGTTTGATAAAGCGTGGCCGTGCTCGTTTCAGCACCCGACCTTGCGCCAGATAGTAGACTGGTTGCAGGCGCACAGCGGCCTGACGTTCACCTTACCGGAGGCACCTTATACGGATAAGCCGATCCCGCACTATACCCATCACGGCACAGGCTACCAGCTATTGGCAAATCTGGGGCAGGTCTTTGCCATTGACGATTATATCTGGCACCAATTGCCGGATGGTTCGGTCTATCTGGGCAGTTGGGCGCATTCGATGTTTCAGGGTAATCCAGTCGAGATCCCCAATGAATTTAGCCAGCAACAGACCGCGGGCAATACGATGACCATTCCGATGATCCAATCCCTGCGCCCCGGTTTTGTGGTCAACCAGCAGCGGCTTTGCAAGGTCAACCTGAACAACGAAAATATGACCCTCACGTGGTTGCCCAACGGGAAGGCCGCGGATAAAACCCCCGCTCAGCGCCAGGTTGATGCCGCTTACCCGGAATTATCGGCGGGCACGCACCTGCCCAAATTTGCTCGCATTGAAGCCCACACCGAAAACACGGCCAGCGGCGATATGGCCGATCCCTTCCGGCCACGCTATGCGGTTGATGTGCAATTGCTGGAATCGGACGGCAAAGACGCCGCCGCGCCAGTTTACCGTGCTGTCCCGTTGCCGTTGCCGATGGCAGGCGCTGAATCGGGCATGTTCCAGTATCCGCCCATCGGCACCGTGGTTGAGATTGCTTTCGAGGGTGGCCGACCTGACAAGCCCTTTATCCGCCAGACCTTAAGCCAGGGCAACACGCTGCCCGATATTAAGCCCGGTGAACAATTGCAGCAGCAGCGGGCGGAAGTCTCGCAACGGGTCACACAGGAAGGCAGTTGGATCAGGCAGACCGACCAGACCATTAATGAATCGTCTATGCACCGCGAAGTTAAGGCCGATACAGAAACCCGTACCGTGGTAGCACGGGAAACCACCCTACAGGCCACAGATAAAACGATAGTTTTAGGCACATCAACACTACTGGCGGGCGCTGTCCAGCACATTGCGGACGGGGATTACTGTATGGCAACGTCATCAAATCTGGTTGCCAGTGTGGAGAAAGACGCGAATATCGAGGTTGGCCAAAAGCTGATTGAGAAAATCGGGATGCTTAAGCAAAGCATTGCCGGAGTCAAACAAGAGATCGTGGCGCCGGTGGTTTGGGTGGGCAGCCAACAACTTAACGTGATGACGTTGATGTTAGAGACACTGGATGTGGTTAAGGAGTTGGCCGAACTGACCGCCGCCCATACCCATCACAACACCGGCACACCGCAGAACGCCAGCGCGATAAGAAACACAGCCTATAAATCGGATGGACTGAAACAGAAATATTCGCCGGTGATTGGCTGAATATCGTTTATTTGTGTGAGATCCTCTGCGCCGTACCATAGGTTGATATTTTATGCTACAGATATTAGACTGAAGACGTTAGTTTAGATGTGTCGCGCTAGAGCCGAGGCTACCAATTTCGTATAGCACACAGGCAAATATCCTGCACCAAGCGTAAAAGCAAAGAAGCCAACCTCACCAATTGATTGTCTGTTTATCAAGTAACCCTGCTTCGGCGGGGTTTATTTTTATCTTCCTCTTTTTGTGTAAACAAAAATGTTGACATGGTAAGCATAAATGCTTACTATAATCTCATGTTCAACAGAATGGAGGAGCAGTGAAGCAAAGCGAGTTTAGACGGTGGCTGGAAGCTCAGGGCGTCGAAGTTTCAAACGGGACAAACCATCTGAAACTGAGGTATAAGGGGAAGTACAGCGTCATGCCAAGGCACCCCGCCCATGAGATAAAAGAACCACTGAGGAAAGCAATCATCAAGCAGTTAGGATTGTAATAAAAACCCGTCTCATCAGAGGCGGGTTCTCGCACAGCTTCACTATCAAATACTATGCGATATCCCGTAATACTCGAACCTGTAGAAGAGGGTGGTTATTTCGTCTCAATCCCAGATATCCCCGAAGCCTTGACCCAAGGGGAAACACGGGAGGAAGCGTTAGAGATGGCGCTTGATGCGCTGGTAACCTGTTTCGAATTCTACTTCGAAGACAGTAAGAAAATTCCCTCACCCAGCCCGATAAAGCCCGGTGATGATTATGTCGATGTGCCCTTAAGCGTGGCCTCAAAGGTGTTGATGCTCAATGCGTTTGTGGATTCCAGCCTGACACAAACTGAACTTGCGCACCGTATGGGCGTGAAGAAACAGGAAGTGACCCGCCTGTTTGACCTGCATCATTCGACCAAGATTGATACGGTCGCTAAGGCGGCAAGTGCTATCGGGCATCAATTAACCCTGTCGATCAAGTAACTGAGATCACTATCCAAGGCCACCTTAAACCGTGGCCTTTTTTACGCCCTCACCAAACGCAACCAGACGCTCTATAAGCCACTCACTGATTAACTTGCTGTCTGGATGCGGTTTATTTGGATCGCGTCACCACCTCGCGTATACGCCACGTAATCCCCACGAAATAAACGGAAGCCCCACGTAAAACGGACTACACCGCACCCGCCTGCACGTTTTGGATCAAAAAGTTTTTTCAGTTTTAAAATTCGACAAACCGAATCGGCAGAGCGCGCCAGTACTGGCGGTGTGGGAAAAATCCCGAACTGAAAGGCGTGAAAAGATTTTCAGGGAATTCCAGTTTTTGGATCGCAAACGGATCGCGGGGATAATATTAATATGATGATTTTAAAAGAAAAATTATATTTTACGTGAAGTTATTGGATCACATGACAAAGCCGCATCATGTTAAAGAATTCAGGATTTATGCGGCCTTGCGAAAGAAAAGGAACTGAAATTTATTGAGATTGATTGTTAGTTGGTAATGCTGCTAACAGGGCTTGCTTTTGAGTGGAGAAATCTTTTTTTGTGATAACACCCTCATTAACAAAATCATTTAACCTATCTAAATCCTCACACAATGTTTTTATGTTTACCGTGGCTAACCTATTGTCAAGGTTCGATTCCAAGATGTAATTTTTTAGTATGTTAAATTCTTTGTTATTGATAGTTTCAAAATCTTTCAATTCTTCAATGAGTTCTAATTTTTCTACCAAAGAGCTTGTATCTAAAATAGATGGCTTAGATTCGTCTGAATGCAGGGAGGTTATCTCAGGTTGAGAGGTGGGAGCTTGCTGCTCATCTTGTTCATATGATAAAGCTTCATAAGCAGTGATAGATTCATTTAAACGGGGAAGAAACTTATCCAGAGCCTTTTTCTCAATATTGCTGAAAACATACTCTTGCTCATGATTAATATTGAATATGATTTTTGAAAATAACAGCCCTTTCTTATCGTCACACTTCGTTATCAATACTATAGGGAATTTATCGTGATGTATTTTTTTGAACAGGCTGATTCTTATGAAATGAATATTAATACTGGTCAGTAAGATCAATGTCCCTTTCTTGCCATCTAAATCACCAGATAGAACGGCTATGGCGCGTTCGTCAGTTTCCAGATGTCTAACCACATAAAGAAACTCTTTTTTTCTGCTTGATATGCCAACAGAGCTATCACCCGATAGCTTATTAAGTTCTGCCAGTAATTCAGAGTCAGATGCTGCCTTGTAATTCATCAT